TGAGAACTCAACCTTATACATGGTAACCTTATCAAATGCGAGGTCCCAAATACTTTCATCAGTTTTTATTTCGTTTGTATCAGGATCAATTACATTTGAACCTGCTCTCTTATCTGCTACAGCATCACTATATAATAATTCTTCAGTCTGTCCGTCTAATCTATCACCACTAAATCTTGATCTTGGAACACGATACTCATACACATTCCAATAATCTTGATCTACATTTTGGTTTACCCATTTTTTATAATAAGTATTAACATCATCAATCTCTTCCTTTAATGTTGCTACTTCATTAAATCCTCTGCTATCATCAATATATCCCTCCTTTACTCCATCGCTATCTTCATAAAATAATGGGAACATTCCAGTTCCTGCAGTGTTACTATCATTTGCACCAGTTTTTAAAGAGGCGTATTTATTTTTATCAGATTTAATTAATGTTCCAACTGTTGGTTGTATGAATGGAACTGGTGTGATTAAACTATGTCCAGCAGAAACAGAACCATTTGTAAGTCCTGATAAATCTGATTCGCCACTGGTATTCATAACAATAAGATTACATGTGCTGGTACCAGTTGATGTATCAACGGTGAGATTTTTTACTTTGTAAATCTTTTTATCTACAAAACCACCATGCACTGCTGTATTATTACCTTGAGAGTATGATACGTACTGTCCATTAGATAATCCAAGTGCGTGACCACCACTAGTATAAAAAGTTTTAACAGTTGAAACACCAACGTTAACTGTAAATGATTTTTTACCAGTTACCCTTACAACATTATATCCTGTAGTATCGTCAGGATATGTCTTGGTTCTATTTGTACCAGTCGATAAGGTTTTTGAAATTGTAAATGTTGCATTTTCGCTTGCACCAAATATATCAACAATATTAAGTACATCACCATCTGAAAAATCTTCTAATGCAAGTTGATTATTTGTACCATCTCCAAGTTGAGTGATTGATGTAACTGAACCACCAGAAACTGTAATGTTAACTTTTAAATTTGTTAGTACTCCATTTAACTTTGTTGAGACATTTGATTGATTTCCATTATTATATCCACTACCACCAGAAGTTGGTGTTATCGGTACACTATTAACATCATGACTTAAGTAACAAGTCATCGCAATGCCTGTTAATGTTATAAATTTACCTTTATGGAATCCATGATCATTAGTAGTGGTTATCTCCATCAAACCTGTATCAATATTATACTCTGCATTAGAAAGAGGTTTGGCAAGATCAGTACTAGAAACAGCATTTCCACCAGAAACTGATGTAATACTTACTTTATGTTCTGGTTGTAAAAGAGAGTGGTCATACGCACCCGCATGAACCATTAAAAGATTATCTCTATAGATAACAAGATCACCGAATGGTACGTTTACAAATCCTGTGGGAACTGATGTATTACCTGTACCAACAGTTGGTGGGTCGTATGGATTTCCACTTTCTGAACCTCTTTTCTCTAATGGATCATATGGATTAGTGAATCCATGATCTTGAGATTGTTGACCACTACCGCCACCAAATGGTAATGGATTATAAAAAGTTATTGATTGTGTTCGTCTAACAACACAAAAATTATCTCCCTCTCCACTATTTCTTGTTTCCCAATAGTATCCATCATACTTGTCAAATATACCATACTTACGAACAGCAGGGTTATGAATTCCAACACCACTAGAAGGTATAGTTGTTGTCTTTACACCAAAAGTAGCAGCAGATACACGACCTGGTTGGTATCTAAAAAATCTTTTTGATGTTAGAATTGCACTCTTATCTACAGGTGCCTCTAGAAGAGCACCAGACTCCGCTGGAATATGAGTCAAACCGTGACCCATTGTTCCACCAACACCAGCGTAAGTTCCAGTATTTGCAACGGTCCCAAACTGTTCTGGTGTCGCTGCCCATTCAGATGGGTTTACATCGTAAGTATTAACATCAGCAAATATTCCGAGAGCAACTTCAGATCTAGGAATACCCAGTAATGATAGTGCGACCTCGGATTGTACTTTATTTTGTTCGGCAACGGGTATTGTCGGTTGGTCACTGGCGATAACAACAGGTAATGATTTTTCCGCCTTTTGTTGACCAGGAGGCACTGGAGCAGTCCTACCTACGACTACTACAGATGAATTAGAATTTACATTAGTATTGTCTGGCATTAGTTTGTAACTCCGACTCTTCCTTTAGCGATAATAAAACGATCCCTTATACTTATATAGTCACCCGCAGTAGCTCCCCCATTGGTAGCAACGTTTACGGCTGTTCCTTGAAGATTAAATCCACTTACGTATTGATTTGTTGATGGATTGAATACTTGAGGATTAATTAATCTTAATCTTTTTGTTGCAGCATCAACATTAATTTTTCCACCATCAGGAGCAACAGTAAACTCAACAGCAGATAGAGATGGACTTGATGAATGGTCAACTAGTTTAATTACATCCCCTTCAGATATTGCAGGGAATTGTGAGGGATCTGCAAGTTGAACATGATAATCAGTCTGACCTGTTCCTATATTAGAAGTACCATCTGCGTTAAATGAAGTTGTAGTAGGATTACCGCTTGCATCTCTCCAAAGTCCTGTCTCTATTCCAACAAAGGTTGAATATCCAACAGGAACTTGTATAAACTCTTGTGCAAGTATTTGATACCCAAGTGCAGATGTGAAACCGATGTTTCGTACTAAATCATTTGGATCACTTGCATCTGTACCCACTTCAAATCTTAGGTAACCATTTTCTCTTCCAAATTCTCCAAGATCGGCAGTTGTAAAGTTAAATGGTATGAATAATCCATCAAATGTAAGTGCTTCACTTGTGGTTCCTTCGTTAATAATAGTTCCGATTCCAGAGGAAAGAAGTCCAGAACCTGGTAGAAGATTAACTTTAGTGCTGCGAATATCAAATGGTTCACCATCCCTTATGTATTGAATGATTGGTGAATCTTCACCCTTCATTCCAGTTTGTCTGCCAATAGTAATATTAAGTGAATTGAAGTCACTATCAAATATGTCTGGTGAAGCTAAGAACTCATCAGATGGTCCAAGTAAAATATTATTTGTAGTTGTAATCTTACCTGTAGCATACATTCTAAGTCCAGTTCCACAGTTACGAATAATATTACCACCAGTTGAAACAACTGAACTTGCAGATAAATCAACAGGACCAGAGAAGTTTTCGATGACAGAATCGTTTAATCTTAAAACTTCAGAATCTTGTGCGTAAATTGGGAAGAATACATATCGATCTGTAAGTCCTCCATCTAAAAATGAGCAATTTTCAATTGATAATCTCTTAGAATCTTCAACATGTAATGCATGCGAAGGAGAATTTCTAATTTCCACACCTTTGATAAGTGAAGAAGTTATATTTTCAAGATAAACAAGGAAACTCTTTGATGAATTTTCAACTGCTGGTTCACCAAATCTAATATTATTTCCTGAGTTACCATCAATTGTTACATCTTGAATTGTCATGTCTATTGGAGTTGTTTGTCTGATACCATCAGATATTATTTCGGTACCAACACCAATAAAGTTACCTGCTCCTGTTGTAGCTGCATCAAATTTTAATTCAACTCCTGCTCCATCGGTAGCATCCATTGCAAAATATTGTTGTTTAAGAACAGTATTTTTACCATTACCCTTTAAAGTAAATCCATTAGGTAATACTAGATTGTTTGTTAAATAAGTTCCACTTGGAAGATTTAAATAATTACCTCCATCTGCAACAGTAACTTCTATTGCAGTTCTTAATGCAGATGTATTATCATGAACAACTTTTACTTCTGTTGTTCCTGCAGCAACCGATGTTTCATTACCTCCATAAGTAGAACCAATGTTAAGCAGTCCACGCCCAGATATGTCGATGCTGCTAACTCCGATTGACACAACTGTATCAATTAACCATCCTCTCCTTTGAGCATCAAGTCCAACATTAGAGAAATGTATTTGGTCCTCATCATATTCATTAAGTGTTCCGTTTGGTGACCATGCAGTTTGATCATAATTTCCGTAATCTTGCCATTGAATACCAGCAGTAGCACTTCCCAATTCTTTTGGACCAAGTATTCCAATAAGTTTTGATTCTTTAATATCTCTCGCACCAGTTCCACTAGCTTGTTGACGGTAGATTAGTAGTCCATGATTTACATTATTTCTTGCAAGTGTAAGAACAATATGATTTAAATCGTTAAAATCGCTGAGAGCTACGTGCCCAATACCAGATCCAACTTCTTTACATGCACCCGCTTTACCAGTTTGATATACATATTCAGCAACCCAATAGTAATAAGTGTTAACTGTAGCAGTTGTTCCAACTTTTGAGACGCTGATTGATGGTGGATCTGAAACAATACTACCATCAGTAGAAGTTGAAATACCAAATACTTTTACTTTCTCCCCAACATAGAATTTAGCAGTCGCAATACCAGAAATTCTTGTTTTATCACCCACAGTAGATCCACTACCAACATGAACAATAGGATCATTACTTACACCATAACTTCTTAGTCTATAAGATTCGATCTCGTGACCATCAACTAACTCATAACCACTCTGATCATCTTTAACTTTTAAGAAACGATTTCTTTTAAATGTTGTCTCCTCAGTTGCATCAGGTAAATCACTTAACTTAAAGTTTTCATATACATTTGCACGTATTGTACCATTTACATCAAGTTCATATGCAGGATTGAATTGTTTAATACCAACATTCTGAGTTGCTTGTTTAACAATTAATGATGGACTTGCATCGTCACCTACTTGAAACGCTGGATTTACTGCTGAAGTTCCCTGCAATAACAATTTAATTGCATCAATACCAAACTCAGAAGTTGAAGTTATTTTATTAGTGAAATTAACTGGTCCTCTAAATTCAGAGGGTAAGTTACGATTTGCACCACCACCAACTGTGAGTGTATTTCTAATGTAAACATCATCAAATGTTGCTGTTAAGTCTGATAGATCTTCTCCAAGAACATTTTCTCTTGGTTCTAATCTATCATCACCTTTAAAGAAATCACCACGATCATTCATACCAGTATATCGAATTACACCACCATTAGTTTCTCTTGCGATTGCAAGAAATTCCTCTTCTAATGTAATTGTTTTCTTTCTAAGTTGTGGTAATGCGGTTGAGTAGTTACCTGGACCATATCCAACATATTCAAATGTTTGTCCAGATGATCTAGTGCTAGAATATCTACGGACTTCAGATGGAACTACATTAATTTTTTTCAATAATGATCCTTGATCGTGAGGAACTGATCTAGTTCCAAGAACACCTCTGAGAATTGTAAATTGACTTGCATTGTCAACTGATTTGATTCTTATAATTTCATTATCAACCTGCAAAAATTCACCTTTTACAAATCCAATTGTGTTAGTAACTTGTGTTGTCGCCTCATTTGTTCCAATACCTGCAGTTGTGGTAATGTTAATACCTGCTGGCATGTTAACTAAACTACCAGCAATTTTTTCAGTTTGGAATGATGTATCTTGACCATATGCACCAAGATTATACTTATAAACCTCTGCTGCCGATACGCCAGTTGCTGTTACTCCGACTGGAGCATTGATTGTAAATTGAGTAAGACTCTTCTTTTCTTTAACAATAAAATCACCATTGAATATGGTAGATCCCGTTCCAGTCACACCAGTTATCTTAATTTTATTACCAACAAATAATCCGTGAGCACTACCAGTTGTGACTGTAACTAAACCTGGAAATGTTGTTACAATACCTGCAATTGCACTTATTGATTTTGCTTCATGACCAAGAAATGCAATACCATTTCCTGTTGTATAAATTCCAGGATTTGATCCAGCATCATATGTAATAGAGTTTGGTGTTGGAACATCTGTAATTTTATATAATCCATTGTAACCACTATTAAATCTATTAGTTGTTGTTCCAATTCCTACGACTTGAATTACATCACCAATATTATTATTAATAGAATTAATTGTTAGAATCGCATTTCCATTACCTGTTGAAACATTTACAGTATTACCTATACCATATGCAGATCCACCATCAATAATTACTACTTTTGTAATAACTCCACTAGCGTTAACAGTAATATCAGCACTCGCATCTCTACCAGTAATATGTGGACTAGTCAAAGGAACAGCCCTAACAACTCCTGCTGCTCCTCCATTATATCCAGTTCCACCATTTGTAACTGTTACATTATTAACTTGTGATGAATCACCTAAACTAATTCCATTCAAATTATGATTTAAATCTGTAAGTATAGTTGAGATACCTGCAGTGCTTGTTTCATTATTAGAAAATGCGAATGTAATACCGAAACCTACTCCGATATCGTTTAAGTAATCTATTGCAACTTCTTTTGTGCTACTATTTAAAGAATCATTTACACTTGTTTTACCTAAAGTTTTATTAGATGCAAATGACACTGCTTGTAATGGATCATTTTCTTGATTATCTTTATCAATTGTTGGGAATAATGTTTGAATATCTTGTTTTAGTTTAAGACCTGAAAACTCAGATACGGTTGGACTTACAGTAACCTTTTGGCAAGTTAAATAATAAATTCCGTCTGTAAGATTTTCCTCATAATCTTGTATCGTCTCAACATCTTGAATAAAGTAAGTTGTATTATACTCATTTCTTGAAAATCTTGGTTGATCAGAGTTTTGTTTATCAAAAGTTCCACCATCACCTACAATTCTATAAGTGAATGACTTAGTTGTAGGTGTCGATGTTACTGTATAATCTCCATTGAATCCAGCATTATCTTCACCATCAGTATTAGTGCTACTCTTAATGTCAGTGAGTGATACTTTATCATTTATATGCAAATCATGAGGTAACTCTGTAGTCACAGTAACCACAGATTGATTTGTAGTAATACCAGATATTATTCTTGGATTTCTATTAATAGTTACACCAGTTGGATCTGAAGTATCTTTAGTGGTTGTTGATGATTCTTGAAGTGTGTAAAATTTTTCTGGTGCTTTTGCAACACTTGCACCACTATAATCTTTAGGTATTACGTAACGTAATTTGTAAATTCTATCTCTTGCATCACGATTTTCTGGTTGTCTTAAAATGTAAGTAGATGAATTTCCTCCCTCAATACTTGGGTTATTATCTATTGCGGTAAATATTTCGTTTGTGCTTGAACTTGTTACGAACCAATTTTCATTGTCAGTATCAAATTGAATTGGATGTCCTGGATCTCCAGGAACTTTATCTGTAACTCTACTTACAACTTCTAATATACCACCATTCGCATTTTTAATATCAACTCCAGTTCCTTCATCCGCAGCGTTCCGAGTTTTAGCAAGTTTAATTGTTAAACCAATACCAGGATTTGATGTATTCTCAACATTAATTACAAAATATAAAGTGCTTTCACTATCAATTCCATCTGGTGTATAACCATTGTCACTGTAAATTCTCACAGTTTCACCATCTACAAAATTATGTTGTGATGGAAAAGTTAGAGTATCAGAACTAGCATCTACAGTTTGAACAGTGAATCTTTTTTCTGAGGATGGACCATCACCAGATGCAACTTGCATAAGAACTGGTGCAGTTTTAATTACTTCCTGTGCATTTTCTACTACATTTAAATATAATAATTCATTCTTTCTCGCACCAACTCGATAACCATTTACAATATTAGATGGTGGATTCTCTTCATCTGTTGCATCTTGGATGAATAATTTAGAAGCACTCTTAGATCCTACACTAGGATTTGTGGTGAGAGAAACATCAAGTGACCTCCAAACTGAATTAAATTGATTATCTTGTAGATCTTTTGGTGGAACGATGTGAGTGATGTATCCTGTGTCGTCTCTGGCAAATGCTTTTTTTCTAAATCCTGCTGATACTAATGATTTCGCACCAAAGTTAGAGTTAGAGTTTGTAATTGATTGGTCAGCACCACTTTCTGTTAGGAAATGTTGTGCAAATCCAATCGCAAATACAGAGACCGCTTGAATAAACCCATCATTTGCTGCCTTTATATGAAAATTGTCATATGATGTTTTATAAACTGAGTTTTGATTGCTATGTAATGGACGATCAGCGATTCCAACTTGTGAATTTGTTTTATAATTACCAGTTGCAGGATCATAAAGCACAAAAGCATTATCGTCTTTCTGCAATGAGATACCAGTGAACTGGGCAACAACCATTGATTTAAATCCAGTTGCCTTCGCACCATCAGCATTCAATCCACACATTCCAAATTCAGAACGTAGAGATAAATTAAAGATATATGGAGAAGCACCAGCAACAGTGTCTGATGATAAGTTAACACCTTCACTAGCGTTGACTGAAATTATTAAATCATTTGGAGTTGATGGTAATTGATAAGTAAATGTTCTATCACTTGTAACACCAACAACATTAAATGTACCATTGTATAATGAGGAACTGATACCAGAAACAATGATTCGATCATCTTTAGATAGATTGTGTTTGGTATTTGGTTGTACTGTTAAACTTGCGATATCTGCTTCTGCACGAATATCTGATAATAATAATGTATCACTCTGTAAATCACCAACAATTTTAAATTCTGGTGTATTAGGTTCAAAGTCTTTTTTGTCGGGAAAGTTTGTGATCTCTCTGTTCTTTGTATCATCTCCATAAGCGTTCATCACTTTGAAGTAATACTGTTGAAGATCAGTGAGTCCTGTTAATTCTTTTTTATTAACACCATCTGCATATTCAAAACAAGTTAATTTATGATGTGAAAATTTTGGTGCTGCTTTTTGTGAATAGTTTTTATTAAAATATACTGCTCTGTCTGCATCGAAAATACTGAACTGCCAGAAGTAGCAAGCACCAGTAACTCTAAAGATTGCAGACCTTTCAATTGATGCATCTTCTGGATCAGGAACATATAATGGTCTTATTTTTGTCTTACGTAAATCCATACCGACTATGGATGTACCTTTTGGAATTATTATACCACCATCTACTGAATTAAACTTTTGAAGAACATTAGATGCATTCCCTAAATCAAATACAGAGGAATTAGTTAGTTCTACATTTGCTGTTCCTGCTGATATTGCATTCCCATTCTGATCATAATACTGTACTGTTCCACCATTATCCTTAATTGATAAACCTGGTCGGTTGTCAATCAAATGTTGTCCAGGATACAACATAATTGTCGTCCTGTCAAATCTATCATTGTTAAGTCCACTTTGATATGAGAACCTTGCAGACTCTAAAAGAGCCCTTTGAATAGTAACGAAGGGTCTTGTTAAAGAGTTTCCTCTATTGTCAAAACTATCAGTTGCATCCAAGTCTGATGGGTTAACATATAGAATATTACCATCAGTGTTAATTAAGAAATTTTCTAACCTAGAAAGAGGCATTGTATTAACACACTAAATTTTTCTTCTGATTTATTTATCAATAAACAAATAGGGATATTTATCAAAAAGGTATTTTGCTAAAAAATGGCCCAAAAATTTTTTTCAATATTTATAAAAACACACATCAATTTTATTTTTTGGTTGATGAGTCATCATCTGAAAGGTCAAATTTAATCTTTCCTGTGATCTCAAGTAACTTAACTTGAGCAACCGACTCAACACATGTCCAGTATGTTTCTCCACTTACAGCAAACTCATCACAAAAATGCTCTGCCATATCTTCTTGAAGATACTGTAACTCTCTCAATGATTCTCTTTGGATTTCCATTTTAATTATGCTTGGTGAATGATTCTAACATCACATAGGTCTGGTGTCAACCATATGATTCTAGATCTTGTTTTTTCAGATCGTTTAAAAGAACTGTCAGTCTATCTATCTCCTTTCGAGCTGCTGCAGAAGCCTGTAACAAACCAAATGCTTCAAGTTCCATGTCATCTCGAAGTTCTCTTAACGCTGCTGATTGTGTAGCGAACTGTTGTGCTTTCGGGAGATTTTCATTTCTGATATTAGTCAGTGCAGTTTCTGCTGCTGTTATATTGTTGGCAAGTGTAGTGCAGTTGCCAGTTATTCCTGGAGATGTTGGAGTGGTGCTCACATTTCTAGTTGTTCCTGATCCCTCACCACTATCATCATCTGGATCGGTAATTACAAAAGTTCCACCATTACCATCTATGTTACCTACGACTAGTACTTCTCCTTCATATGCATATCTTTCGTCTGATCCACCATCACCGTCATCTGTTACAACAGTTGGCCATAATTCATTTCCTCGATGGTACACTGCTCTTCCTGCACCCTGCTCTGGTTCGGGATCGTATTCTCTAATTTCACCGTTTGATTGTCGAAGCGAGTAACTTCTAAGTTGGTGCCAATTAATAGTTCTCTCTGGTTCTGCGTTATTAATAATCAATGAGGTATGTCCAACACCTAAATTATTACTATTGATTAATCCAATTGTAACTGGATCTAAAGGATTTTTTTGCTGATCAAAATCTCTATCTGGATCATCTGCTGATCGAATAATACTTAATTGAATATCAGACGCAGTTACATTCGCTGGTGTATCTAGAGTAAGAGTAGGTGTAAATGAAGTTATACCCACATTAAATATAGCAGTCGAAGTTGATGCAATCGCTGTTTGATTTAAAACTAAAGTAGTAACATTTTGAGTTTTTGAAACAAAGGCACCTCTACCAGATCCCGCTTGAGGATCATAAATTTCATAAGTCGTCGATCCATTTCCAATTGATAAAACTCTTGTATTGTCTGGTAGTATACCAGTTCTTTCAATTCCAGATCCCACTTTTACAGCAAAATCTGCTTCCGTAGATGTAAATCTATCAGTGTTTAAACGGTTAAGAAAATTATCATTTGTAAAACCAACATCTACAGTTCCGATTCCTATCAAAGAAAGAGTGTTCGATCCTGTAGATATGTTTCCTCTAACTGTGGTCGTGATACCAGTAAAGGTACGTGATGATGATATACCTATAATTTTTGGAAGATCCCCAAAAGAAAATACTGTTGGATTTTCTATGCTATCAGTAACTACATCTCCAATTCTAAGTTCAAATTCTCCCTCACCTGCAGAATCATCAAATTCACCTCCTTGCTTTACCTCAACAGTTGTTGACCCTGCAGTAGTAGATCCTATGATAACATCTATCAAATTTGAACCATAGTCTCGATTAAGTGGTTTTCTGTAAAATTTATATCCATAGTAACCAGTAACAATAGTGTCTGGATCTGTCAACCCAGTTTTAATTTCCTCAATACTCCCATCCAATCTCTCTTGTCTTGTTACAGTCTGAAGTGCATTTTTTTGGCACTCATAATATATGAGTTGATCACCATTATCATCCACTCCCCATGCTACTGGAACCCATTTTAAATTATTTTTACAACCAGCACTTATTCTTGCATCGTACGCTGCCTTTACCACATTAATTTGATCATTAATTGGATCAAGAAGTGGTTGTATTTTTTTATCAATACTAACTATTAATGAATCATAATTATCAATTCTAATATCTAATAATTGTAATTGATCTAATAATTGTTCTCTTTGATTATTTGTTCTTTTTAATTTTTCTTCTACGTCCTCAATTATTGAATCAACTTTTCTCTTTTCTTTTTGTTCAGTGGTTGATTCACCACCAGGTTCTCCTCTAAAAATAGAGTTAACATCACTTTGACTGAAATAGTTATTTACCTCACCTATTTTAAATTCTGCCATTACTTGCCTCCTCTAACATCATAATCGTATCCAGCAATAGAGTGTTGAGATTGATCTCCAGGATAATCTGCTGGCGATTCTCCATCATACTGTACATGTAATTTTGGACCTATTCGATTTGCCCAGATAGAATAATAACAATCAATTGTAGTTCCATTTCCAGATTTAACATGAACCTGTTTGCCCCATTTGACACCCTCCACTATCAAATCTTGTGAATACCCTATTTGTGTTACTGATACTGTAACTGTATCTAGGTCAACTAAACCATCCCAATAATCTGGTAGTTCTATTATATTTGAACCAGTCAACCTACCTCGAATATAAACAGCAGACTCTGGTCCCTCAACACAAATATGTCTTACTCTCTTTCCCTCCTTAGTTGGATGTGGTATATCAAATCCCTTATTTCCTAACGCTCTCCCAGTAAAAATTCTACCAAATACAATAGGAGCACCAATCATTCCATTGGCAGCACAGAAAGCATTTTTACTTTGAACTCCGTTGTCAACCTTTGCTCCATTCGTTAACACAACACCATTTGCTTGTTTCGCACCATTAGTCTGATGGAAACCATTGTTCTGTACAAAGGCGAGAGAAATTCTAGCACCAATAAAAAATGTTGTACCAACAAATACAGAGATACCATCTACCCATAGTGAAAATGGTAAAGTAATTCCTGGTATTGAAACAGGTGGTCCAATATTTACTGCTGCTCTGGCAATTCCTAACTGTAATGTTCCTCCAAAGAAACTTACTCCAGAGTTAACTAGAGTTCCAGGAACTAGACCTAAATTAGATACAGTTGCGATGGAAGTATCCAACGGACTGCAAAGAATTTTTGGGCAATGTATGGTAGTAAGTCTTGCCATGCTAACTAAAAATTGCTATTCGTTTAATGTCATCAGATAATTTAGTAAGTCTATCCACTACGCTAGTGCTTAACAAATCATCAACACCTTCAGATATTTCAACTGAGGTCTCACCATATATATCAGTCGATCCACCAATTATATGTGTCTCTAATATTCCAATAAAATCTGCGTTATTTGCAACGAAAGCGATAGATGGTGCATCACCTTGAATAATTTTACCACCATTTAGTTGAAGAGTATCCGCTGCTAATATTTTAATATTATTTGCTTTTAAAACTAAATCATGCTCCGCTGATACTAATACTGATCCATGTATCGCTTCAACCACAACTCCATAATCTTCTTTTTTATTTACTTTTCCACCCTTCTTATAATCAACCCCTCCATCACCTCCATATATTTCAATGGATTGATTTGCACCTATTTTACCTCTCCCTCCTTCATAGAAATGAACTCCTTGAGTTGTATCAGTAGTCAGGCAAAATTCACCAATACCATGTCCAGGAACTTTATGCCCAGAAACAATCTCAAATCCTGGACGAGACATACGAAAATAATTTTCTAATTTTTCTTCAACTATTTTATTTACTAAGTCTTCTATTTGTTTTGAAGATACCAATTCTGACATTATTAATATCCTCCTCCGCTACTTTGATTTTGATTTGGAGTTGAGGTTTGTGTTGGCGGTGTGGGTGTAGTAGTTGTTGTCTCTGTTGGAGTTGTAGTCATTGTTTCTGTTGGAGGTGTGGTCACTGTCTCTGTTGTTTGTGTTATAGGTGTGGTCGTAGTCGGAGTTGGTTCTACAGTTTCAATTTGGTTGGGTAAGTGTTCTTTTGGTGGGCAATCGATTACACTAGTTATTCCAATTAGTGGTCTTACACCAGATGATCCATCCCTATCAGTCATTAACTGTGTATTATATTTCATAATTGGTATTAGTTCTCCGTTAAAACCAGTGTTACTATTAAACAATACAATCGGTCTCTTATCAAACTCGAAGTTATAATTTGTTGGTAGTTGTGCTCCTATTATAGAACCATTTGGTGTAACTGTCAAGGATCCAGTAACTCCAGATCCCACAAGTGTGAATGTATCACCAGTAGTATATCCCAATCCTGGTTTAGAAACATATACACTAGTTACAATTCCAGAAACATTTGTTCCAATTCCAATGTTTATGCCATTATCTCCTTCGGTACCACCACTAACATCAAGGTCTCCTCCACAATATCCAGAACCTTGATTTATAAGAACAATACTCTTTACAGAACCATTCTCTACTATTACAGATCCTCTTGCACCCTCACCATGATTACTCTTATCAAAAATAGTTATTGATGTCGCACTATCATATCCACTTCCACCATTCAATACCTCAACTGAAAAGATTTGCCTATTATTTCCAACAATTGGTTTAACAATTGCACCTGTTCCTTCTCCATAAATTTCTGCTGCTGGTGGTATACATTGAGGATGTTTGACACCCACAGGTAGAGGACTTAAATCATCTTGAGTTCTTGGATTAAATATCCTATTATTGCAATCACTGAATGAGTCTGAACCATTGCCAAAGATAGAGTAAGATGCAATCGCTGCCTCTATTGATCCAAGTCCACCTTTCTCAAACAATTCTGATGTTTTGCCATCAGTTATTTTATCAATTGTTTTTAATAATTCATAAACATTAGATCCATTAATGATAGTTTTCTTTGCCTTATCTAAATTTTCACCTGCGATCCACCCTGCTAACTCTTGTCTTCCTAATTGTTTTTCTACTTCTGTTAAATCTTTTTGAACTCCTCCTAAGAAATCAGTTCCCTCAAGTATTTTACTCCAATTATCCGCCTTAACTTTTATTGCTCCTCCAAAATTAGTTACCCACTCACTTGTTTCATCACATTTAACACCAGTACAATCTAAAAATGCTATAATTTTCTTTGCAAAACTACTTGCTTTTGACAATACATTAGTAATATTCCCAAGTCCACCTGTCAACCAATTGATTCCAGAAAGTATCGGACTCGTTACTTTTTTAACCATGTCCATTACCTTACCTAGTATACCTGATGTGAATTGTTCCACAGCACATGTGCCAACGTTTATTATCTTTCCAAGTAATGATTTTATTATATTTTCTACGAATCCAAATATGTCACCAAATATACCATCAAACAAACAAAAAAGTATTTTTATAATTTTCTTAAATGCTTTCTGTGCTGCTGGACCTAAAAAGAAATCAAGAGGGTTAAGTTTCTTACCAATTGCTGCAAAAATTTTAAAGAGTTTCATTACTCTTTTTATTAGTCCCGTGCGAATATTGTTTAATATTTTTTTAATTATTCTCTGTATTTGTCTGGCAGTCTCTCTGATTCTGTCTTCCATATCTATTATCGCATTCGTAATAGGATCTATGAAATTACCTTGAAATGATTCAAGAACACTTGTAAATTTAACAAAATCATTTAATACTTTTGCTATATCTCCAATTACATTATCCTCACATAGAGATGGATTAACTTGTGTTCTAGTATATTTTTTTGTGAAAGCCTCTGCAGCAGCACTACTTATTGTGTTTCCATCTTTATCAAATAATACATTACTTGATTCATTTGTTATTCCTAATTTATTTGATATACCTAAATCTACAGATCCAAATTCAACTTTACCAGTGGTTGTTCCTACTCCTTGTTTAGCAGTCGGATCTTTTACTAACACTGAAGTTCTCTTTGTTCCCTTTACAACTTTACCTGTATATCCTGTAAAAGGTTTGAATTGATTACTACCACTTAATATTACCTCTTCTTCTGCTATTGAATTTGATACCTCATGTGATCTATGAAGTAATCCAATGATGACAGGTTGTTGTGCATCCTCCCCATCAGCAAAAAATCCAATTGCAGTTTCACCACCAACTAGATTTATTGTATCTCCCATTGAACCCTGTCCACTACCAGTTACAGGATCCATCATTACATTTGCCCAAGGAAGATCATTTTCTTTTAAAGTATCATCCCAAGGATGATATCCTATGATTCTAACTTTGACTCGATGCGATTCAGATCCTGCAGCAGCAGAGGCAAGATTTTGAAGTTTCCAGTATTTTGGATGGGCGACTCTTCCTATCCACCAGGAAAAGCCGTCCTTACCAGAAAAATTAGATTTTAATAACTGTTCAGTGATCATTAGTCGTCATATACCAGACACTCTGGTTCGTCTGGATGTTGATCACAGAATAATTCAAGTGCATTGGGGTCATGATGATCTCCTGCTTTGATCTCATCCTTATGATGTTCTACATACTCTTCGAGATCATGTAACTCTTCTATCGTATGCCTTTTCATTGGCTCAGATGTATTTGGATCGGCAAGAAGTTCCTTGTCGTATTGAATGTGGTCTTCGATTGATTTCATAATTGTCTCCTATTGATTTTGACCGTACAAACCATAAGAATCTCTCATAAGTGTAAGAGATGTCGAGTTTTGCCCATTTGAAAAGTGATGTCTTAATTGTCTAACGACATAATTACCACTCATCTGATCATCAACTTCAGTGGATTGTCCACCCTGTACTAAAGGAAATTCACAGTAAATAAGGTCTCCTACTTTTAATTTAACGTTCAGTGGTACTAAAATATTTAGTGCCTGAGTGAACAACAAATTAATTCTTGACATGGATTTTGCTAACATAGCATCACCACCACTATCTGATTGTGACTCAGTTAATGATCCACTAGGATCTAAAGTGCCATGATCAGAAGTTCTAAGCATGGTTCTTGTAGGAACACTTGCAAAATCACTATTCACTGTTATTGATTCTTCATTACCTAGTTTCGTTGCATCTCCAATTTCATCTTTCAATTTATAATTATAAAGAGAGAGCACATTTTTTCGAGTATCATAATAATAAAACTGATTATTATACATTCCAACTGTTAGTGCTTTTCTCAAATCAATATTTTTACTAAGGTTATAATTTAAAATAGTTACATTGTTTCTAAGTTTTCCTGCCTCTATAACTTTACCAGTATAACTATATGAAAATTTAGGTTCACGATCAGAACTATTATTTTGGATTTGAGTGTTCGCTACTAAACTATCAATGCTTCTATAATGATACCCATCATAATTTTCGTAACATAAAAATCCAGCAGTCCCTTTACTTTCTGCATACTTCCCTTCACCTGAGACTCCACTCTTTTTTGTATGGACTGATATCGATTTAGATCCTAACCAAGATAAAGTATAGAATGGTTTTTTAGTATTACCAATAAATGTATAAGAGTTTGCAGTCGGTTCAATTTTAACATCTTTTTTTGTTTGTAATGTATTTTTTAAAATATCTTCTACATGAGTATCAATAGTTTTAAATTGATACTTCTTCACACACCTTGTGCTTTGGTTGGAAAAATGTTCTAATGATGTCAAATGTATTGTACACTCCTCTACCATTCTCTGTGTGTTCCAATCACTAACTTTATAAACATATAAAGCATTATCTCCTTCAAATATGGTATCTCCAAATGAAGACATTATATTTAACTCTACTTTTTCTCCACCACGTATCGGAAGTTGATTGACATAACTAAAACTTGAAACAATTTTCATTGTTGCAGTAACTGATTGTTGTAGTATATCTTCAAAGTAATCAAACTCTATAATTGATCTACTGATATCAAAAGATTTTCCATCTAAAGATATAATTCTTCCTATTCGATATAAAATTGTTGATACTGCGTCTGACATTTTAGTTTTTATCTAATTTGAATAGTAACAAATCATCTGCTACATTATCATCTGAATTGATATCTATTATATTAGTATTAAAATTAATATTTAATCCATTACTACCACTTATAGATTTAGAGGATTTTGTTGCATCAAATGGTAAAATAAATTGTTCTCCGTTTTGAATTATAGTTAGAGAAGTCTTACCATCAAAATTTACTTCAGGTTTTAAATTTTCAATTAATTGTTTTGTTTCTTTATTCTCAGGCATTAATAACAATTTATCAGTCTGTTCTTTTAATTCTTCATCAGACAATCTCATTACCTTTTGTATTTCATTTTCATAGTGTGAGTCCATTAATGAATCTGGATCATTTTTTTGTTGTTCTTCAATTTGTTTTACCAACATATTTTTTCTTAGTCTATTCTCTTTTTCTTTATTGGAGAGATGAGAAAATGCACCGTTCTCTTCTTTTAATGCATCTTCTAATGGTTTAACACCTAATTTTTCTTCTCTCTCTTTATCTTTTTGTTTCTTTGATTTAAGAACATTAAGGAAATCAATTTTACCAAGAATTGTACTATCATCATCAAATACATTAAAGTCTCTTGCAATATCAACTGCTGCAACTGGTATGCCAAGAATAGGAATTGCACTCAACGTTGATAGAACACCACCAGTAACATCTCCTTTTTTGAATCTATACGCTGCCATACTTAAGTCCACAGCAATACCACCAATTACAGTAAGTTCACCTGCTGTTAAACTTGCTAATTTTGGTCCTGCTTTTTTTGTAACTTTTTGAATTATATTAGTGGATGCCTTGACAACTTTTGAATTTGTAACAACTTCCTTACCCACCTTAACTGCATCATCCGCAATAGTTTTTAGTTTATTTGCTTTTGATAGTATATTTTTAACAAATTTGGAATTCTTTAAATTTTTTAAGAAATTTTTTATACCTAATATTGCTTCGTCAAAATTTTTTCTTATAAAAGTCTTTACCTGATTAAATTTTTTACGTCCCCAGTTTATTATTTTACCAGGAAGTTGTCTAAAAAATCTTCCGAGTCGTCTAAATCGCATCGTTCTATTTCTCCACCATCTCTTCAATCTAAGTCTTAATCCTCTTGGAATTAAATTTTTCAAACCCTTAAGTAATCTTACAAGTTTCATCGCTGTAAGTGCTAACTTACCTGCTATTGGTGTTAATAATAGTGATGCCAATAGACCTAATCCACCACCTCCACCACCGCCATCATCATCCGATTTAATATCTTTTGATTTTGGTAAATTAATTTTCAATAATTCTTTATTACTTGATTCAATAAATTTTATAAATTTATCATACTCATGTTTCTTATCAAAATCTATTGATTTTACTTTATTAAATGTAGGTGAAGTTACTATTTTATTTGCTGCTTTCACAAGAGGTGAATTCAACGTGCTTTGTCTAGGTACTCGAACTGGTGCTGGATTTACCATATTATACTACTCCAAGAAGACTTTTTGTTGATATATTAGATGCATCTGGATTAGATGAAGAGTAAAATTTCTGAGTAGGTCCTGATGCTGACCCTCTACCACTATCATTATTGACCATCGCAACCTTTTTACCTTTCCCCCCACTAATCATTTGAAGATCTTTCGTGTTATCAATTACAATAATTTCACCCTTACTTTCACCTTTCAAAAGTGTACTTAGATCTTGATCTTTATATTTTGATTCTTGAGATTTAATAAGGTCGAGCACAGAAGTATTCGCTTTATTCATTTTATCAGTATCATATACACCCTCACCGCTAGTAGTTTTAATAGATGCAAATTGTTCTGCTAATCTATTGTTAAACTCTTCTGCAGTTATATCTCCCGCTTCAAATTCTTTTAGACCAGAGTAATTTAAATAATATTCTGACATCATATCTTGAGTCTTTTTATCAAAGACAGTTGTTTCTGGATCAAGATTCATCATTTCTGCAACCTTTTTAGGATTTAGCATTTGATATGCACCCATCGCAGCACTCCTATCATCTCCACGACCAATTGATGTTTGATAATTTAGATAATCTGTTTGTAGTTTATCAACGTCACTGATTGTCATCTTTGTTATGTCTTCATCACCACGTTCAAATCCTTCACGATCTCTGCTATACATTGCACCATAATCAGTATTAGATTCTCCTTCAGCAATTTTTCCTTTTAATTGATCTTTAAATGAATTTTCTATACCATTAATTAAATCCTCACCATTCTGATTTTGATTAGACGAATCCGCTTTTTCTATTTTTAATGTATTATCAGATTTTTCAACTGGTTCATTTTCTTCTTTTTTAGTGTTACTCTCTAAGTTTGTACCATTCTTGAATCCTTCCATGAAATTATTAAATGCATCCGTTATAGTTTGGATTAAACCTTTTGATGAATTGTCCAAATCTGAATTTAATTTATCGTCATCATATTCTTCAACTTCAAGTTTGCTATTATCTGCTTCAATATCTTCATCCAATCCATTCACTACCGTATTAGATAATTCTTCCTCTATTTTTTTAACATCTACTTCTTTTTCTTCTACATTTTCTTTCTTATCTGAAAGTAATTTTCCAGCACCCATACCAAGACCGAGACCAGCACCACCCACAAGAGCTGCACCAACTAATACCCCACTATAATTTTTTGATTTACTCCCTACACTATTCGCTGCATTCATACGTAATAGTTTAGCAATCTCAAATGTCTCAACTAAAGTATTCCTTAGTAATTGTAAATTTTTTCTAATTATTTTCTCATTCCTTTCTGTTCCAAATGTACCTAACATATTAAATAGTGTTCTTGTTCCTCTTTTATTTCTTACTTCTGGATTTCTTTCTTGTAATTTTGAAAATAAGTTATCACTATCTGTAATATTTCTAACTAAAGGATTTACACCTTTAGATTTTGCTCCACCATAAACTCCCTTACTTCCCTTAACTATTTTGTTAGGTTGAATATTAGGTTTAATTTTAGGAAGTTTAGGTTCCATAGTCTGCTTGTTGCTGTCTTGCCTTTAAATTTTCTTCCTCAATGTACTGATTTAATAATCCAAGATAGATATCTCTCTCCCAAGGCATCATGTTTTCAATTTCAGTCAAAGAGTATTTATGGTGTTGCATCAAGGCAAAGTTAAGTTTAAAGTATGACTCAAGATCAATATGAGACATACTCAAGCGAAAAAAGATGCTAGTCCCTCCAACGTTACATCATTTTCAACTTTTGTATTTGGGTTGGTAACTTTAAATGTATGAGATAATTTAGGCATTGTACTAAAAAATTCTTCAATTAATTTAAATTGATTAGTGTTTAATGTTTCAACCCACTCCAAAAGTTCCTTCTTTGTACAATCAGACGCTGCCCATGACTCATCTTCATTATACACTTGATCAATACAGGATGCAATAATTTCAAAGGATTGATCTAATACACCTTCCTCTCTTGAACTAAAATCAAAATTATTTTTTATAAACTCATCAAGAGACGGGTATTTTAATCTTAATGTTAGTTTATCATCTAATTTTATATCATTTGAATGTTTAGGATCTTTAACTACCTCTATTTCATCAATATAAACTTTAACTGGTACAGTAGTTTTACCATCATCAGGACAAGTTACAATTAAATCTAACGCTTCACTTACAGATTTACCCCTCACATTTAAAAACAAATACTCAATATCAAAAATAGGAAGATTATCAATCTTCACACCTCTAGTGCTAATACACTCCTTTAATATAGATTTTACAGATGTTGTTATTTGTTTTGTATTTTCACTTTCTAATGCAAGTATTAGAATTTTTTCTTCTTTAACTAAGAATGGTCTGTATTTAATTTTCTTCCCAGTGGATGGAAGTTCCAACTCATAAGTCGGTGTCGATATCTTTGGTAAAGGCATAATATTTTATTCAGTATTGTATATAGCAAGGTTTTAGTAACCTCCTCCTCCACTTGGTGGTGTGTATCCACCGCCACCACCACCTTGCTGACCACCACCTTGTTGACCACCACCTTGTTGACCACCAGAGGGACTGGTATCAATTGTGTGTGAAATAGTGGTTGTGTTTGATACGTTACCAGAGGAATCGGTAGCAGTAACAGCGAAAGGATATGTTCCATCTGCTAATGCAGATACAACTGTGATCGTAAATGTTCCATTTGAACCAGCACTAGTGCTACCTAATTCTATAGAACCAGTAGTCAATTTAACCGTGCTACCAGCCTCTGCTTGACCTGTAATTGTTGGTGTATTAACATTTGATGCAGTTGTAACACTTACATTTTCTGGTGCTGCTGGTGGTGTGGTATCTGCTGGTGGTTGCTGCTGTCCCTGTTGATTACCTTGTTGCTGTGGTGGTTCAGTAGTAGTTGTAGTTATACCACTTGCTATCAAACTTTCCTGTAAGGTATCGTATATGATATTATGTGGATAACTTAAGTGAGCAGCACCAACCATTCTAACAACCGATCCGTCATCTCTTACATGTCTATGGAATGGTCCAGTGTAAAGTTCACCATTTACATATCCAGGTTGAGTAGTTGTCTTCGCACTAGTTGCACCCAACTGTCCTACCACTGAATTATCATAGTTCTTTATAACATCCTCACCAAATACATTTTTAGAATAAAGATCATCTTTATCATTATTTGTGATAACATTATATCGAAGATATTGAAATTCAATTGTCACCTTCATAACACTTGTTCCTTGATAAGTTAAAGGTATCGCAACTATGTTACTTGGGAATGCATCAATGAATTGATAAAATAAAAGTGATCCAGGAATCAAGTCATCACCATCACGGATGCGAGTCTCATTCATATTCGCACCACCATAAAAATCTTTTTCAAATTTAGTTACTATTAGTCTTCTTTTGTATTGATCTGGATATCTAAATTTATAATAATTATTTCTATCACTGTATCCATTTGTTCCTTGATATGATCCTTTGTATCTTCCACTACTATTATGAATGGGATTGATATAATTCATCCACTCTTCAAATAATCTAAGAATATTGTAATCAGAATCAACATAAAATGTAACGGACAGTGGTGCATATAATCTTCTCTGAGCAAATCTTTCTATTGTTCCTTGCCTATCTCCCATGCTTTCTGCCATGTCAAATGACGCACCAGGTAGGGTCACATCAGATGCAAAAAAATCGTATCTGCCTATATTTTCTGCACTATTTACTATTCCACATGCATTTAACCATGAACTTAAACTATTTTCAGATTCCTGTCCACTCTCAAATCCAATACCAAGCGTTACTTTAAACTCTGCAGTCAGAGACAGAGGAAACAGATCGCTCTGGGCATCATTTATCTTCTTATATAACGGTAGTACAGAGTTTTTTATTTCTGCCATCTAAATATTTTTATAGTTATACATTACTATGTATGTCATATAATGGAAAGTTTAGGCCCAGACACCCGAAAAAATATAAGGGCGACCCTACTAATATAATTTACAGATCTTTGTGGGAAAGAAAATTTATGAATTACTGTGATCTCACAGAGAGTGTGAGTGAATGGCAATCAGAGGAGTTCTGGATACCTTACATATCTCCGAAAGATAATCGAGTTCATAGATACTTCCCTGACTTCTTTCTTAAATACTATGACAGGAATAAAAATAAAAGAGTCATGGTGGTTGAAGTCAAACCAAAAAGACAAGTAGAGAGACCACCACAAAATCCAAAGAGGAGAACCAAATCATGGGCATATTCAGTCCAGACTTGGGTAATCAACCAAGCAAAGTGGAAGGCAGCAAAAGAATTTTGTGCTGATCGTGGTTATGAGTTTAAGATAATGACAGAAGACGACTTAGGAATCAAATGAGTATTTACAATCAACTAGGAGCCATGCGTAATGATGGTGTTATTGGAGATGGTGAAGGTAATGTTCTTCCATTAACACGTTATAATAAAGATGAATTGATAGGCATCACATTTTATTATGGAATACGGTTGGGAAATCCAAATAACAAAAGTAAAAAACAATTAATCAAAACCATACAAGCAAACAGAGAATATCAAAGAAGAGTAAGAAAAGAAGAAAACAATCCAAGAGTCAATCCTGTTTTAAGAAGAGCTGCCAACAAAATAATAAAAGAATTGAGGAAGGAAGCAGAAGAAGAAAGAAGATTGGTAGATCCAGATCCTAGAGATTTAGAATTACTTGATGAAGTAGAACTGGAAGAAAAGGGAACGGATATATCATATACAATTATGGAAAAAGCAAATCAAACGTCTGGTACTGATTCTGATTGGTATGCTAATGAGTTAAGATCTGAATTAAGTTTAGCAGGTATGGAAATGGGTGTGAATGAAATAAGACCAGGAGATTTTATATTTTTTGGATACACTGCAAGATACCCAGAAAGATATCCATATTATGATAGAAGACCACTCTCTTTTGTATTAGATATGAAGGGTGATAAGATGTTTGGTTGCAATGTTCACTACCTAAATCCAGACATTCGTGATTCTTTTGCTCTAACTATGATAAATAAAACAGCAATCCAAGTTCCTAAAGTATTTGAGAAGACACTTCACTCATATTTTTACACAAATATTAGTGGTGTTTATCGTATCCCAGAAAATGAATATGGTGATATTGCAAGATTAGTGACTGAGGATTTTGTAGATTCTGATGGTATGCCCGTTGACCTAAACGCTGTATGGGATTCTGTTAATTAAAAATAAATGTCTCTTAAAAAAGTAAAAAACAATTTAGAAATAAATGGGGTTGAGTACGATATTTGGTACGACTCAGAGAGTGGATCAGTTCAGGTAAGAACAGACGTAGGTGTGTTTGGAAAACAAGGAGATTTAATTTATGATAGTGAGGGGGGTAAAAAAAATAGTATATTTGAAGAGGCAATTAAAAAAGATTCTAAAACTGTTAACAATATTAAGAAATCAAAAAAATCCGATGGTGGTAAAGGGACACAACCTGGATTTTTAACAGATTCGTCTGTAAAATCTGGATTTGATAGCATTCAAGAAAGAATAAAAGAGGAATTTGAACTTGTTCCACAAGATTATTTCTTTAATGGTGGATCAGCAAAATATCCAGAGGATGCAATATATGATAAAACTAGAAAGGATGCTCAAGATCATTTAGTGATTTCTCAGTATAGTTACAAAGCACCGAGAGCAAATGAAATATGGGGACAGGATGGAAAGAATGCAGGAGATATATTAATTAATGGAGTTGGAAGAGAAAGTGCTCTTGACAAATTCCTTGGTTTAGTACAACTACCAATGCCAAATAACATTACTGACTCAAACAATGTTAGATGGGGTGAGGATACAATGAATGCTATTGAGGCTGCTGCTTTAGCAGTAACATCTGATGGTTTTGGAGATGATGGTCTTGCGGCTCTTATAGGTGGTGGTCTAAGTGCTGCAGGTGGTGGTGATGCTCTTGAAGGTGCTGCACAAACTGTTGCTTTTAACAATATGCGTAAAGCGATAGGTCAGTTGGAAAAGGGAGACTTTAATAAATCAATATTAGGTCCTGAATTACAAGCAAGAATCTTAGCAGCAATGAATATTGAAAGTTCTGCAGAATCAATTCTTGCAAGAAGGGATGGTGTTATTCCAAATAGTAATTTAGAATTATTATTTTCAGCACCAACTCTCCGACAGTTTTCATTCATGTACAAATTAAGTCCAAGAAGTGCATCTGAAGCAAAGATAGTTAATGGAATACTTAGATTTTTTAAACAAGGAATGGCAGCAAAGAAAAGAAATAAAAATGCAGGTGGGATAGAAGGTGGCGGACAATCATATTTCTTGGGAACACCAAATGTTTTTAGGTTACAATACCGAACCAGTGGGGGTAAAGCAATAGAAGGTTTAAATCGAATTAAAACATGTGCACTTACAGGAACTTCGGTTAATTATACACCTGAAGGTGCATTTGCATCCTATGATGGAGGTCAACCCGTGTCAGTAATATTAACTTTAGGTTTTCAAGAACTCGAACCAATCTACGATACAGATTATAAGTTTACAGGTGGTAAAGGTGAAAGAGGAGATTCTGATAGTGGTGAGGGTTACAGATGGGCTATCAGCGAAAATGAGGTTGGATACTAATGAGTTACTTTAGAGAACTACCAAACATATCTTATGTTTCACTTCTACCAAATCAAAACAGAAGTGATGAAAGAATTGAAGTCAAAAATTTATTTAAAAGAGCAAAGTTAAGAACAGATGTTGATCAATCGGTAACCTCTTTTGATTATTATCTCGTACAAGATAATGAGAGACCTGACATCATTGCTCAAAAAATATACGAAGATCCAAATTTAGATTGGGTGATACTAGTTACAAATAACATTACAAGTATCAGAAATCAATGGCCTCTCAGTAATAACGAACTTTACCAATACTGCTTAGAAAAGTATGGATCTGATCTCGCTGTTATGCAAACAAAACATTTTGAAACACAAGAAGTCAAAGATAACTTTGGTCGAATCCTTTTGAAAAAAGGATTGATTGTAGATGAGAATTTTAAATTTACATATTCTAAAGATGATAATACCATAGAAACTGTAAATCCTGCAAAATCTGTATCTCGTTATACTTATGAACAAAGAATAAATGAAGATAAAAGAAAGATTCGAGTGCTTAGACCTGGTTTATTATCAGCATTCATAACAGATTTTAGAAACATAATGAAGTATGATAAGTCATCTTCATTTATTAATAAGTCATTAATATCATCATATAATCCTAGAGAATCTGGAGTATAAAAAAACCCCCTCAATGCAAGAAAGGAAAAAGCGAGGGGGGTTTGAGTTATTTGGATCAAAAGAAGGGCACTCTTTCTATGCAGAGATCTTTTGTATTCCCTTCTAGGAGTTAACTAGTTTAGAAAAGTAACTTAGAGATTCATCATCTTCATCTTCTGATGCTGCAACCACTGGTTCTGGTGTCGGTGTAGCAGACTCACTGTAGTCTCCACGACGTTCCCTTTCCCATGTTGCATCTTCTTCTGCTACCTCTGGATCAACTCTCTTTGTAGGTTGATTTGCACCAAGAACATATGCAAGACGTTTTTTCAATTCATCATATGATTTAAATTTATCATCTGATATCAATTCTGAAAGATCATACTCTGCATCATAGATTTTTTCTAGTTTTGCATCATCATCAAATAAAGCAGAGGGATTATCAAATTCTGACTTATCGTAGTTTTGATAACCTTCAACTCTACGAATCTTTAATTTAAAGTTTGCACCTTGCCAGAAATCAAATGGATTAATTGGATCCTCATCAGCAAATTCTGGTTTCATCGCCTCTTGAATCTTATCAAAAATTTTCTTACCATATTTGTATAAGAATACTTTACCTTCGTTCTCAGGGTTTGAAGGATCACTCACAACATAAATGTTGCTGTAATATGATAGTCTACGTTTTTGCTTACGAGCAATTTCTTTATTTGCTTCAGAACCAGAATTCCATAGTTGTGAATTATGCTCTGACACTGGATCCTTTACACCTTGTTTTGTGGTCAGAGAGTTTTCTATGTACCAACCACCAGGTCCTTGAAAGGCATGAGTATATAATCTAACCCAAGGTAATTCATAACCTTTTGCTTCTGGAAGAAAACGAATAATTGCATAACCATTACCAGATTTATCTACTGATGGTTTCCAGATACGTTCATCAACGTTACTGGTTTTATCATTTAATTTTTCTACTTGTTTAATTAGTTTCTCAGTAAGAGAACCTGATCTGGATTGTTTTTTTAAGTTTGCGAATGACATGCGGATTTTATTTTATGTGTTTTATGTGGACTTTATTATTATACATGATCTAAGAGCATTTGTCAATGTTGTCCTCGATCTCAGTGATAGTCTCATCTAACTTGTCAAAGAACTTGTTCATATCATCAATTTCATTGTAACCGAACATTCTTGCAGACTCAATTAATTTTTCTTTAATTAAATCTACCTCTTTATCCTTGACTAGATTCATGCGAAAGAAAAAAAGTTTTTGTTTTTCAAGAAATACTTTCATCTCTTTAAGATGATTTTTTCTTTGATCAATTGTCATCATATGAAGCACTGACATCTGCATCACAAGTTTGTGTTGCATTTCCTGCAATTCCATGATGGTATTCTTTACCACAGATGACTCGAAAAAATCACTCATTTTAATCTTTCTAATAGTATTTTTTTAAATTTGCCCACATCAATATTTAGGAAAGGTTTATACTTTTTAATCTTGAGTCCGACGGTTTTCCACACTGGATCAAGTAATTTTTTATCAAACTTTTTAGAATAGTTTAACATCATGTCAAGTATAATCATACTTTCAATTGATATGTTACCTTGAAGATACCTCTTTAATATCTCTGGATGTGAATGACCCTTTATCAAAAACAAATCCTCAAAGTTATTCTTACTAATAAATGTAGATTCATTCTCAAATAGGTATGACATACCTTGAAACCTCTTTAACCAAGAAGTGTGGTAGTCATTACCACTTCTAATTATCTCACCTATCCATAGAGAGTCGGGGTCACTACACTCTACGAAGTTTGCAAGAAAATAATGTTTAATCTCCTCATCAGTTTTCTTGCGAGACATTCTTTCAAAAAAATATCTGTCCTTTCTCTTATTAAATGCATTCCTTGATGCATTTGTCTTACCACAATATCTAAAGTAATCGTAGTTCTCTTTGGTAAAATGATTTTTGAATGCTAAGTATGTTTTATATACTTCAATCGGTGTCATCTTCCACTGGTTCTAGGTCTTCAATCATATCAACAGACACTTCATGATTCGCTATTTTATAATAGTGATGCTTGACTCCCCATGCGTCAGGTTTGTATCCGAGATACTTTAAATCTTTATTTGATTTATTCTCTCTGATCCATGCCTGTAAACGGTAGTGCATCATTTCAGATTTACTAGGCATTATAAAGGTAGTTTTGCTCGTGAGGTTTTCTTTAGAAAGTTAAGTTGTGTAGCATCATACTTCAACTTTTCTTTCATCGGTTTACTAATCAATTTGGATACTGATTGCAACTCGATTTTATTTTCCTCACAGAATGTAAGGATGGCATCAATATAATTGAAGTTATAGTTCTTAACTAACTCTTCAACTTCTTGAGTAAACCTTTGTTTGCACAGGAATTTTTCCTTAATGACATCATCAAGTTTGTCCTCAGTTTTTTTGTCTTTACTTGCCATTTGTTCCTGTTTTGTAATCGACAAACTTTCTAATGTACCTGGTAAGAAGTTTAATATACTCACCTTTGTTTCGTTTTTCGTAGACAATGCAGTCTCCATTTTCCGCCACCATAATAGTAATCAATTTTTTGACTGGGATTCCAGTCATTTCAAAATACATACATGCGTATGCAGTTTCTTGTACGAAATAGTTTTCAATCCATTCCTCTGGTTTAATCTTTGTTGCAGTTTTAAAATCTATTACCGCTAACTCTCCATCAAACTCTGCTATACAATCTACTCTACCCGCTAACCCTAGATAATCGCTATACAATGATTTCTCTAGAGCATGTATGTTATTTATGCGATCCAAATGTTGTTTAGATTGCAAGAACAAAAATTTTGTAGAAGGAAGAATATTCAATTGATTGATATCTTCATTCTTCATGTAGTGTTCTACTACATCATGATACTTAGTTCCTCTAAAAGTAGATTCCCTAGTGATCTTGTTTGCCTTTTCTTCTCCAACTTTTTTTCTCCACTTAATGAATATATCACGATTGTAGAAACTTGTCACAGAAGTGATTGAAGGATATTTTTTACCTGACGGAGTTATATAAAAACGAGTACCGTCAATTGCCACAGTTTTAAGATCAACACTCTCTGACAAATTATCTAAATGAGTAAACATTACATACCTAAAGTTGTTTTAGCAAGGAGGTAATTGCGGACAAGTCCAGAACGGACGATATCCTCAATACCAAATTCAATAGAAGCAAAGTCTTGCTTCATTGCAGAAATGATTTTCATGAATTCAAGAATACCATTCCTTTCATTTGTTTTCGTAAGGTCAGTCTGTGATGCATCACCACAAAATAATATCTTACTGTTTTCACCAACTCTTGTTATTATACTATCAAGTTCGTGAAAATTCAAGTTTTGCATTTCATCAACAAGAATGATAGAGTTGTCTAGTGTTGTTCCACGAATGAATGATGTGGACCAGAACTTAACTGTTTCTTGTGATTTGAGTGCACCATAAAGTAATTCAAACTCAGTATCATCTGCCATCTCAAACATATATTTTACCATATGTTTGTATGGAATTTGATATAGAAAAGATTTGTCTTCATGGTCTCCAGGTAGGAAACCAATCTCACGAGTAGATACTAATGATCTAACAAGATAAACATTCTCATAAGGTGTTAGCGGATCAAGAACGTCCTTGAGTGCAAGGTATAATGCAACAAAAGTTTTACCTGTTCCTGCACAACCATATGAAAATATATTTTTACCCTCTGAATATGCTTCAAAAAATCTTTCCTGACTTTTTGTTAATGGTTGAATATCAACCATTGCATCAGCGTTAATGGGTTTTTTTCTTTTTAACTTTCTTGCACTCATGCTACCAATTCCACTAATGGAATCACCATTTTTTCTTTTCTTTGCTGGCATTAGAAGTGTACTGTTTTGTGTGGTTTTACGTTTGATCCTGGAACTTGACTTACTTTTGATAAGACTTCATTCCATCCTCCGTCAGTTTTTGAAGTGACATCTCCAACTCCGCTAACCACTGCTCCAGCACCTTGAGACCAGTCTTTATCCCAGTCTGGGTTCTCTTTTCTCCAACCATCATATTGTTTCATAGACATAGATAATTCTTTTGTTTCGCCAGTTTTTAAATTTTTAACAGGATAAGTAGGCATAAGTGTTTAAGTTTTGTAAAGTTATTTAGACCCACTCAAGGGCTTCAGATACAGCAGGGAATTGTTCGGTAAACACCTTACGACATCCCTCTGCAATATCCATGTGTTCTTTTTGAGTTCCGTGTGCAGATCTCAAATTAATATAATGAATCCAAGAACGACATGATCCTGTCATGTATATTCTTGTGGGTGTGCACAATGGTAATACCATTCTAGCACATTCTTTTGCAACACCCAACTCTAGCATTTGATTGTATAATGCCAATGCTGAACCAAATAAAGTTCCCATTTGCATATTTAATGTTTCAATTACTTTGGGATCTAAATCATCAGTAGAGTTTTGACGATTCTTCTTATCTTGCTTACGAAGTTTTGGTAATTGAATACTTCCTAGCAGATTACTATCTGCATATCTCTGTGAAAATTCTTGAAATGTAAAACTACGATGTCTTAATATCTGTGCTGCAATCGCACGAGTAGTTTCAATCTCTAGTGTCATTGTTGATTGTTCAAACACTGACCAATGATTGTGCTTAATACAATACTTCAATAATCCTGAGTAGTTTTCATTATCCTGATTTGACGGATTAGATACTCTGGCAATGTATGCCATTGTCTTTTCTGCATCAGGAGTAACACTCACCAATTTAATCGGGGTACCCATCATCGTCATCTAAAACCTCATCATAATCGTGTATAATCGTGGATGGTGGACTTCTATATAGATCCACATCAGAATAGACTTCTGCCTTGATGTCTTCAACTAATTTTTCTAAGTTGATAACCATCAATTTTAATTTTGCTCTGTCCATGATATTATCTTTTCATACATTATAGCACAAAAAAAGGAGGGTTTCAACCCTCCCTAATGTTAACTGCAAGGTGATGCCTTACTTTTAACTTTTATACCACGATACATGAGATCGTGACGTTCACGCTTCTGTGATTCTGCAATCACCATTGCGTTGTATTCTTCAGAGTCATATTTGACTCCACGATAAGTGACTTGTGCCATTGGTTTTCTCCAAAGTAGTAGGGATTTTTGCCCCGTTCCTTCAGTCAACTGTGCGTCCTCCGAAGAGGATGAACGATCCGTTCCGAGTCGGCTTACTTGCGTCCCTTGCGGGATGAACGTTGTGTTAATTCTAACACATTCCTATTATATAGTCAAGCATTTATGTATTTTCTGATACATTTTCATTTTCTTTTAATAAATTGGTAATGGTTTTTTCATTACCGTCCATCATTCTAACTTCATAGATAGATGATTTCATATATTTTTTAAGTTTCTTATACTGTTTTTTGATTGGACCTAACTCA